CGGTGGTGTTTAAGAACGGTAGTGGTGGAGCTACTTTGTTGTCTATGGTGTTTCACACTTCTGATGACAATCAGATCTCTATACCAGACCACGGGATCATCTTTGATGATGAGTGTCATGTGACACTTACCAACATAGATTCGATTACAGGCTTCTTTGGCTAATGGCTCGTAAAGCCGCAAAGATGCCCAAGCGCAACAAAAAGAATTTCCGCCCCACTAAGTCTGGGGCGGGAATGACTAAGGCTGGAGTCGCGGCGTACCGTCGTAAGAATCCAGGCAGCAAGCTCCAAACGGCTGTAACGGAGAAAAAGCCGAGCAAGTCTCGTGCGAAACGCCGCAGTTCCTACTGCTCCCGTTCAAAGGGGCAGATGAAGATGCACAATATCAATTGTCGCAAAACGCCCAATAAGCGTATTTGTCAGGCAAGGAAAAGGTGGCGGTGTTGAAGAATCTAAGCACAATCATTAGTGGTGCGACTTTGGCGTTCTTGGGTTGGATAGGTATCTCTATCGTTGAACTCAAGACCGATACTGCTGTCGTAAAAGAGAAGGTCGCCTCTAACTATGAGATGATCAAACCCATGTGGCAGGCGTTTTTAGCGGAGAAAGGCAATGACGATCTCGCGCAGCTCTACCGCCAAGCAAACGACTAAGGGGTCTAAAGTGGCAAAGGATGCATGTTACCGAAAGGTTAAAGCAAGATATAAGGTTTTTCCATCGGCGTATGCTTCGGGCGCGATTGCTAAATGCCGAAAGGTGGGAGCCAAAAATTGGGGAACTGGAGGAAAGAGTAAGAAGTCTAAAAGAAAGGCTGGCTCTTCTAAACGCAAAGGTAAGACCTATTGATGCGAGTTCCAGAGACAAAGCCGAAACGCAAGTTTCGAGGCAAGCAGATCAAGGGCACCGCAGTGGCGAGAGGTTGCGGATGCGTCTTGCCCAAAAGACGTAAACGTACCAAGGGTTCTGTGGAGCAATCCTGATGGCTGTTCGTAAGACAAAGAAGGGTGCGTCCCTCAAAAGATGGTTCAAAGAGAAGTGGGTGGATGTCCGTACCGGCAAGCCGTGCGGCAGGAAGAAGGGCGAAAAACGTGGTGTTCCTTACTGTCGCCCATCTAAGCGGATATCATCCAAGACGCCCAAAACGTCTAAGGAATTGTCCACAAAGGAAAAAAGAAGTAGGATTTCTCAGAAGAAGCGTTTGGGGCAACCGGCTGGTAAACCTCGTCGCGTCAAGGCGGTCAGAAGGAGAAAGAAGTCATGAAAAAAGGCATGAAGAAGGACAAGAAGGGCTACATGGGCGGTGGCATGGTCAGTCCTCGCAAAGGCATGGCTATGGGCTATCAGATGGGTGGCAATGTAGATGTGAAGAGAGCGCAGCTATTTGCTCAAAATCTTGGAAATATGATGCAGGGTTCTGTACCTGGCCGTAAGCCTAGAGGTCGCGTGTAATGAAGTTGATGCTAGAGGAATGGATAACAGGAGAGTTGTCTATTCCCAGCCAAGAAACAAATGGTCTTCCGCTTTGTCCATATGCTCAACAGGCTTGGGTCAATGACGAGGTGAAAGTCACTTGGCAAGACATCCCACTTTGGAAAGATGTTTTTAACGAAGTAGATAAGTTTGATGATTCACATAAGGTTGTCATTTGTGCTCGAGAGGAGAGCGAACAAACGTATGAAGAGTTAGAGCACTATTGTTTTGCTTTGAACGCTATGTTTGCTCATCAAGGTAGAGATATCTGGCTCTTAGCTTTTTTGGCAGGTGACTACACGATGATTTTCATACAGCGTCTATCTCACTTAGATAGTGCTGCGGCTTGGTTGGAAAAACTAGGGTACTACAAGAACTACGATTCTGAAGATTACAACAGACTCATCGCGGCAAGGCGATCTTGGAGAAAGTACGATGAAGAAAAAACCTATGCGTAAAATGCGTGGCGGCGGCATGGTTGCTAAGAAGCGCCCTGTCAAAATGATGCGTGGCGGCATGGTCGCGAAAAAACGTCCCGTGAAGATGATGCGTGGCGGCATGGTTAAAAGGAAGAAGTAATGGCAACGTCCGGGTCTAGGGATTTTGATCTTGATGTAGGTGAGATCATTGAAGAGGCATATGAGCGTTGTGGCCTAGAGGTTCGCAGCGGGTATGACGCTCGTACAGCTCGTCGTTCAATGAATCTCATGTTTGCCGACTGGGCGAACAGAGGCATCAATCTTTGGACTGTCCGGCAGGCTACGATCACGCTTACTCAGGGTCAGGCGACGGAGACGCTGGGCGCGGATGTTGTGGATCTGTTGGAAGTTGTGGTGCGCCGCAGCAATACGGACTTTGATCTGAGCAAGATTGGGCGTGGCGACTACTTATCTGTGCCTAACAAGACGACTCAGGGGCGCCCGTCACAATACTATTTCAACCGTCAGGTACAGCCGCAGATTACGATGTGGCCTACACCGGAAAACAGCACGGATCAGATCGTGTACTACTATATCCGGCGTATTGAGGACGCTGACGCGCTTGTAAACAATGTTGAACTGCCTTTCCGATTCCTGCCTTGTGCAGTGGCCGGCATGGCGTATTACATCGCTCTGAAGAAGGCACCAGAGCGCGTGCAGCTATTGAAGACAGTATATGAAGAGGAGTTCCAACGAGCCGCTGATGAGGATGAAGATCGAGTGTCGCTGAAGCTACAGCCTGACATCCAGTATTTGAGGGTGTAATGGGTAACTATGCTTCAGGCAAAGACGCATACGGACTCTCAGACAGGTCTGGGTTCCGTTATCGTCTTCGTGACATGCGGGTAGAATGGAACGGCCTGAAGGTAGGTTCTGATGAATTTGAAGCGAAACATCCGCAGCTTGATCCGAGACGTAGAGTCGTTGGTCCACAAGCTCTCCGCGACCCTAGACCTGATACAGGAAAGGGTCATGTTTTTGTGCCAGTCGGCAATAACGTCTTTCCGCCAGTGGATACGGCGCAGATGATCGGCCAAGTCGGTATCGTTACGGTGGTGGTGTAGATGTCTTTTACGTTTAATGAATTGAAGCAGGCGATACAGGATTACTGTGAGAATCAGGAAACCACATTCGTCAATAACCTGAACAACTTCATCATAGAGGCTGAAGAACAGATTCTCAAAAGCGTTGGTCTGACCTTCTTCCGCCGGAACCAGACGGCTACGCTGACTGCGTCGAACCAGTACCTGAACTGCCCGTCTGACTTCCTAGCACCGTACTCGCTCTCCGTGCTTGATAGCGGAAACGACAAGCACTTCTTGCTGTATAAGGATGTGAACTACCTTCAAGAGTACACGCCGGATCCCACGACTACGGGTCTGCCGAAATATTATGCGTTCTTTGACATTAGTAACTTCCTTGTGGCGCCCACACCGGATGCAAACTATGCGGTTGAGCTTCACTATCTCTACCGTCCAGCGAGTCTTACGGCGCAAGCAGGATCTGGTACGACATGGCTGAGTACCAACGCTCCGATGACGTTGCTGTACGGATCGTTGATTCAAGCGTATACTTTCATGAAGGGTGAGCCGGATGTGCTCCAGAACTACAACCAGCAGTATCAGCAGGCGTTGATGCGCCTCAAGAACTTTGGTGAGGCTCTGGAGATCACGGATGCCTATCGTGAAGGTCTTGTTCTCAGGGAGAAGACCTAATGTTTGAGATGAAGTTTGATATGCCGAGCACCCCTGTGGTTTCGGTACAAACAACTGAAGGGCGTGGTTTTACGCCTGAAGAAGTTGCAGAACGATGTGTCGAAAAGATCATTTCGGTTTCTGACGGTGCACATCCAGGGATCCGCGACCAAGCAAACGCTTTTAAGCAACACATCCAGCGAGTCGTGGCGTTTTACATGAGAGAAGCTATTCGTAGTGATCGCACTACGGTATATAACGCTTTGAAGGATGCAGGACATCAAGATTTAGCCGAAGCGATAAGGAGACTGTGAGATGGCTATTACTCAAGCAATGTGCACCTCGTTCAAGCAAGAACTGCTTGAGGGTAAGCACAACTTTCTTGCCTCTGGGCATACTTTCAAGCTGGCGTTGTTTACTTCGTCAGCCACTCTTGGCGCAAGCACCACTGATTACAGCACCTCTAACGAGGTGTCTGGAACAGGCTATAGTGCCGGCGGTAGCGCGTTGACCAGTGTGAACCCGACCACGAGTGGTACGACAGCGTTTGGTGACTTTAACGATCTTACCTTTTCTACGGCAACGATCACGGCAAATGGCGCAATCATCTACAACACCACAACAGGTGGCGGGTCCGGCACTACGGACGCGGTAGTTGTGCTGGCATTTGGCGGCGACAAAACGTCTACGGCTGGTGACTTCACTATTCAGTTCCCAACGGCAGACGCTAGTAACGCTATCATCCGTATCGCCTAACGGAGCCAGCCATGGCTAATATCACTGGCTGGGGTCGAGGTACATGGGGCGAGGGCGCGTGGAATGAGGCCATTCCCGTATCCCTCACCGGTGTGTCGGCCACAGGCGGTGTTGGCAGCGTTACAGTTACGGGCATTGCCAATGTCCCTACTACAGGGTTGGCAGCTACAACTGGTGTTGGCAGCGTGACAGTCTCCGCTGACGCTAACACCGGAGTTACAGGGCTTTCTGCGACAGGTTCAGAAGGTTCGGTAAGCGTAGTTGCCGAGGCGGTGGTATCACCGTCCGGTGTTGCCGTCACAGGCAGTGTAGGCTCTGTGACCGTCTCCGCAGATGCAAACGTCTCTCCAACAGGTCTTGACGCTACTGGCGCTGTGGGCACGCCGACAGTTGTTGGTGCGGCTAATGTTCCTGCTACGGGAGTTTCAGCCACCGGCGGGGTAGGTTCCGTTTCGGTTGTCGCCGAGGCGAATGTAGCCCCGACTGGAGCGTCTGCTACTGGCGCTGTAGGCACTCCAACAATCACAGGCGCCGCCAACATACCGACTACCGGTCTTGCCGCAACAGGAGGCGTCGG